AGATCCATCACGACATGATTGACGGTCGGCGGAAAGTCGAACTGCCGTACCGAGATGCCTTTGAGCTGTGGACCTGGGCGTATCTCAAGACGGTGGCGCGATGGTTTAATCAGGGTATCGTAGGAGTGAAGTGACATGATCATCACGATCAAAGACATGAGGACCGGGCAGACCGTCCAGCTCACGGAACCGGACGAAAAGATTGACGAAGACAACGGATGGCCCCCATTTATCTGGGAAGAAGGCAACTATTCGTGTGACTGCAACCGGGAGATCTACTTCAACCGAGCGCAGGGGATCGAGATCGACATCACGAAGCCGCTCTGTGGCCACAGCCGGTATCGCGTGAAGATCGAGCAGGCAGGGATGGAGACGTATGACGAGGGAGTGTGAGAGTGCAGTGACCCTTTAACCAAGGAGAAGGAAAGAAGATGAAACAGACAATGATTGTCATTGGTGGACTGAGTGCCTGGTTCGCGATACTTGTTAGGTTTGCATGGTGGGAGACAATGCCTGGTCTCCTTCCATGTGTCATCGTCTGGGCGTTATCTGCACTCTGGCTCTATGCGTTTATAGCATCCGCATCGTCACCGTGGAGCTTGCTGTCTCGATGGACCGTGGCTATAGGGCTTCCGCTCAATGCTACCGTGACGATTGCGAACGGCGGGCTTATGCCGGTCGTGGGGATGACGGACGACGCTCACAGCATATGGGTACCCGCTACGGAAGCGCACGTCTTTCTCGCACTTGCTGATCATGTTCAATACTGGGGATTAAGTATCGGTGATGGCTTTATCTTTGGAGGAATTGCCTTAGCCATACTCGGATGGGCTGTGACAAAAGCAAGGACATCGCTGACCGCTCAAGTCGTAGCGCAAACCGCGTCAATCGCTGCGATTACCGTTCTCTTATCCGGCTGCATCACCCCTCACAAGGAAGTGAACGGCCAATACACCAAGCCGGCCAAGACGGAGGAGCGGTCCGTGTTCGGGACCAATCACGGGTTTGCGCGCCTTGAGCGGTGCGACGTGGAGAAGGAGCCGTGGTTCTTCTGGTTCGAGAGGGACTTCAAGAACTGCCGGTTGCTGACGGCGGCAGAACAAGCCGAGTGGGAAGGCGATCAGTCCCGCGGGGCCGGACCGGAGATTGTCGGCGCAGCGATTGTCGGGGGCTCGATTGGCGCGGGTGTGGCCGCCAGTGGAGGTGCCAAGGCGACGGCGACCGGATCAGCCACAGCGGTCAACATTGCGAATCAGGCCGTCAATGTGAAGGGGAGACGGTAACTACTAGTTTCGGCAGAATTAGTACATTTTAGTAGAAGGCGGCAATGCCTTCACAACACGGAGGCTTCATGGAGACAATCTGGATTTTGATCACGTTATTTGCGACCAGTCCGAACACGGTGCAATCGAGCATTCCACAACGGTTCTCCACGCAGACGGCGTGCAATCAAGCCGCGCAGAGCTTGGCGCAAGGTGCCGTGCAAGAGGGCCAGAAGCGCATCTACGATTGCGTTCCATTCGATCCCAAGAAATGATGCTGACCGACACCGACATCGCCGACATGCTGCAGGCCGCGACGGACGCCGTTCCGCATGAAATGTGCGGGCTGCTGTTTCGTGGGAAGGGGTTCTATCGCGCGACGAACGTGGCGGCGAACCCGGAGCACGACTTTGAAATGACCCATGCAGAATTCCTGTCGGCGCTGAAGCAGTGCGGGGAGGATCCATGGGCCATTGTCCATTCCCATCCGACGAAGGGGGCGCACGGCTCGGTGAAGGATTACCGGCTCATGGACGCCCTGTCGATCGCGCGCGTGCCGTTGCTCATGGTCATTGTCGGGCTGAACCCGAAAGAGATCCGGATTTACGAGAAGCACGACCGGATCTACCAGATGATCTATTTCCAGGGAGCGGAGACGCTATGCGCACCGGCCCGAACCTGACGGAGCTGAACAATCGCATGATCCTGTGGGAGTTCGAGCGGGCGATGCGATGTGGGGATATCAGACTGGCCGATCGCATTGCCTTCGCCAACCCGCAGATTCCGATAAGCCGGTTCCGCGAGGCCTTTCATCAGCTGGTGCTTGCATGAACGCTGCTCCAGGCCACGGCAAATGGCGGTTGAAGGGGCGCGGCGGCACGCTGCTCTGTCATCGGGGCCGGCCGTTCTTCAAAGCGTATCATGGCTATTTCAAGCAATGCCGGATCTGTGGGTTTCGATGGACGACACCGGACGGACGACCTGGGGTAGAAATTGGAGTCATTGAGCGGGTTCGATTCATTGACGACATGAGGTGAGCCAATGGCGATGCAGGTGGTTAGAGAAATCGGCATCATTAAGAACATACGATTCGTGGAAGAGCCACTCCATGGCAAGTGGAAGCAGAAAGGTCGGGGGCGACGGCTCGCATGCTGGAAACAGGTCCATGGACGATGGAGAAGTTTTGACGGGAAGGAAGTGTCGATCCAGTGCAAGTATTGCGGTGAAGTGAAGCCGGTCAAACAGAAGAGGTAAGCCATGGCGTTTCGCATGCGGGCATACCGGACCTCCTCATTAAGTGTGCCATTCGATTATTACTACCTCTACATCGCGAACAATGTACCAACGCTGAGTTCGCATCACGACCTCAATGCCTTGCCGTCTCATGTGGACAAAAACGGAATCATTCAAGAGCCGGTCTTCGTATCGCCGAACCGATCTGTAGCCAAGCGGTGGGAGTTTTTCAGCCCGGCTTTTGGCCTGTTTGCCAGGACGATGAATGTGGCGTATGGCACCGTCGAGTACGTCATGATGACCGCGCCGAACGGGACGGTCTACGCCTATGGCCTCAACAACGATGGCACATTTTATCTGGAAGAATTCGAGAATGGCGTGCCGACGAACAGGCGAACAGTCATGACGATTATGCACAAAGGAAAATTAGTCTGGGTCGCGGATAACCGGCAACCGACGCCGAGGGTGGGGGATCTATGAAACTCTATGGTCGAGCGACAGCAGGGGTGTTTCCAGACGACAAGGAGACGTTCAGAAGGATACGGGTCAGTCCGTTTCTCTATGATTCTGTGCGGACATCGATTCAAGAATCCAAGCATGCCATTGAGGACTATCGCGTGCTCTCCACCACATATGTCTTTCATAAAGACGAACCGATTGAGATCTATGTGGTGTCAGCCAACAGCGGGTGGCGCAAATGGCTGGCCCGCTTAGTCTCGCTCACGTGGACCGAGGACAATAAACCGCTGTGGGACTTTTTCAATCGACACACGGCGAAGACGCGATGAAAGAACTCCCCAGCCCAGAGCAAGCCCTCACGGTCGGCGGTCTGCCGTCAGAAGATCGCCGTGAAGTGATTGGCGGACAGGTGCATCTGCCTGGCCGCTATCCCATTATCACGGATGGTGTGCAACGCGATCTCACGCCGGGCGGGAATCTCAAGAATGTCTGCATAAGCCAGGACCAAATGGACGCCGAGTTACGGGACGAAGTGACAGCGATGGTCAATCGGATCGTGAAGGAAGCCCGTCGGCAATTAAAGATGCAAGGGCGGAACCTCGATGATTGGAAAGCCACGGTCACCATTGCGGTGCATCACAAGGGGCAGGCGACCGAGTTTTGGTTTGGCGATGCGCCCGACCGAAAGAAGGTCGATAAGAGCCTGCCCGAAAATCTGACCGTGAAGGATTACGGTCGGTCTATCACTGTCGAGATCAAGGGTCGATGATGAAACGCTTGCTCATGCGGCTGTTTGGCATCACGGATCGGTACCGAGAGGGCTTCCTTCGTGGGCGATACTATGCGCTCGGTGTGTTCTCTGATGCCATGATGCACGCCAAGGTGCCGATCGACACGCAGATACAGATTCATAAGTTCATGGTGGCAGTAGAGGCTGAAGATGCGAGCAAGGTGGACTTTCGATAATGGGCGACGTGATTGACCTCCAAGCCGAACGCGAGAACCGGACACCGCATGTCAGCGGGAAGGCGCATTGCGTGCGGTGTCAGCATAAGTGGGTCGCAGTGGCGCCGGTCGGTACCACCTGGCTGGAGTGTCCGAACTGCCAGAGCATGATGGGTACGTATTCCTATCGCTTGGAAATCCCTGGGCCGCATTTCACCTGCTCGTGCGGGAACGATTTGTTTCACATCCATGCGGACGGGGCCTACTGTCCGAACTGTGGTCACTGGAAGAGCGATCTCAAACTATAACCATGAAACTGCCTGAGAAGTTCATGAAGCGGGTGATTCATGAGTTTTCGAATCTGCCAATGATTCAAGGCAAGATGTTCTTGACGTTTGAAATGGACTGTGGTACTGGAGGAAGTATCAATAAATTTCGTGTGAAGAAGTTTAGCGAAGATGAGGAGCGATGAAGACAAAAAAGAGCGGTAAGAAAAAATACTAGTTTAGCCTAATCCAGACGTATTGTTCTAGGAACGGCTCGTTGGGTCCTCTTCGGGGGATCTGGCGGGCCGTTCCTTTTTTTTGCCCAAAACGAGCCTCTAGAGGAAATCCCAGTGGCGAATATCAGACGCGAACTCGGCCGGCACGATTGGGTTCAAGGCTATCAGGAAATTCGGGCGATCAAGGACGGCAAGAAGGAAGTCCTGAAGTGCGGGAACTGCACGAAGGTCTGGTACGCGGCCCAAGGCGATCCTCCCGTGACTGGCTGTATCAGTGACATCAAGCTCCGCAACCTGGGGCATGCCATGCAAGCGGATCAGCTGGAGCGGGATTTACGCGGAGGACTCTATCACCGTGGGTAGGGAGCACTAATGGCTGCGTTTGGACAAACCGACGCCGCGCTCGCCGCTGCCATCGAAGAGCTGCAGGATCTCCCCGACGAAGAGTTGGAAGAACTCTTTGCGGACCAGACCGACGACATCCCCGATGGCCACCTCGTCGAATATGTCGAGGAGTGCGTCCGCCACACCGAATCCGTCTACAAAGATCGCATCAAGCTTGAGGAACAACTGTGGGACGCGCACGAAGGCAAGATGCGCGAGCTGCAACTCAAGGAAGACTGGCAAGCCAAGATCACCACGAACGAACCCTTCCAGACCGCCATTCAAGCCAAGATGCTCGTCCGCAAGGCGATCGTCGATCGGCCCGACTGGATCAACGTCACCACGGAACTCGAAGAGGACCCGATGGTGATGGCGAAGGTTGACTTCTGGCAGGACGCGCTCCGCTGGTGGGCCAAGCGCGTCAAGCTCACGCACACCTTTCCGGACCTGACCGAAATGGCCTTTTCGGTCGGCACGAGTATGGCGCTCAAAGGGATATGGAGCGTCGACGAGAACGGGATCGAGGGTCTGAAAACCATCAAAATCGAACCCTGGAAGATTCGCCGCGACGTCGACGCCATGTCCCGAGAGCCGCAATCCGGCCTCTTTTTGGTGCATCAAGATTGGGTGGATTACTACACCCTGCTCGATGGCGAAGAGAAGGGCTACTACCAGAACGTCAGGAATTGTCTCCGCGACAAGGGCGATGAAGGCACATGGACCCGGCAGAAAGAACGCCGGCAGCGGGGCTTGGTCGATTACTCCAACCGGTTCCGGCCGCAAGTCTTCGTCCGAGAGTTTTGGGGCGGGGTGCTCGATCACAACGGCGAGATGCGCTTTCCGAAGTGCCGCTTCACCGTGGCCAACCGCACCGTCATTGCCAAGCCGAAGCCCGTCAAGTTTCCACGGATCAAATGGCCGATCCACCAATTCGCCGCGATCCCACACCTGCGGAACTTCCACGGCTACTCGCTCAACGAGGGCATGCTCAAGATGTGGAAATTCCGCTGCAACCTGCTCTCGATGACGGCGGACAAGCTGTCGTTCGTGCTGAACGGTGCCTACGAAGTCGATGAAGGGAAGCTCCTGAATCCTGCCGACAAGGAACTCTTTCCCGGCTGCACCAAGCCCATGAAGTTCGGCATGCGGGACGCCTACCGGCTGATTCCCACCGACAAGGACTTTCTCCCGATCGTCGAACAGCTCATGGCCTTGACCGGGAACCTGTACCAAAACGGGGTCTTCGTCACCGAACTGCTCAAGGGCGAAACCGGCGAGCGGAAGGACATCACCAAAGGCGAAGTGCAGATCAAAACGCAGCAAGCCATGGGCGTGTTCGAAGGCATTGGCCGGGACGTGGAGTACGGCGGCGAGCAGTGCATCGAAATGTTTCAGGACATTCTGACGACGTACTGGGACCCGTGGGATTCCCCCAGCT